ATTAAAGTTTATATTTCTAGTTTTAGCACCAGTTTGATATCGTTCATAAACATAACGATAAACACTTTCAGGTTTCCTTCTAGATTGTGCATTAATTCCATTTACAAATTTTTTAGTACATCCACAACTTTTTGATCTAGCAGTTTCTCTTTTATCATATAAATTACCTAAGGGAATTAATTTAATCTTTCCACACTTACATTTACATAAGACGGACCTTTTTTTCTTTCCAGAAGGTTCTATTTTAAACTGAATAGTATCATCTAAAACTGTTAGATCATAAAATTTTTGTCCTATATACACTTTAAGATCTCTTTTCACCAAATAAACCTGGTTGGTATAACATTTTTTATTTATAAATAAAACCAGGTTTATTTAAATCTTTTTAATTATAGATCCTGGCATCTTTCCGGCACGATCTAGAACTGTGTTCCAATCCGGATGTTTAGAGATAAGTTTATTTTGCCAATCTCCAACCTCTCCAACATTCATTTGAGTTGGAATAAGTGATTTTAAATTAGGATTTTTTTTGAGATATGGTTCTTTTTCTGCTATAAGCATCCATTTCTCAAAAATTTCACCAGTCTCTATATTTTCAAATCGATAAGTCGGCAAGATTGTACCTCCAATTCAAGATAATTTATTTATGGACTCAAACGAGCACGATGAAGTCTCTTTTCCTCATAATACTTCCAAACATTAGGTGCCCATTCTTGAAGTTCTGGAATAAAAGAATCGCATAATGATTGAATTTCAATTTGAGCGTCAAGTTTGGATCTTAAATCCATAAAGTGAAGAACAGAACGAAGATTAAAGGACACTACAAAGTTCTGACGAATTGCTTGTGGAAGATAATCACGAATATGTTCCTCACACATTCCTTGTTCATAGTAATCTGCATACTCCTCACACTCCCCCAGAATACGATCTAGTTTGCGTTGACGATGTTCTTGAGTCCATTCATACTTTTTACCTTTACGGTTGGTGTAGAATCCCTCAGGGCGCACGTAGAAGACCTCCTCAATATCAAGTTTCCCCTCCGCAACTTTCACTACACGTCTTCCAGTATAACGTTGAGATTGAACATCCCAAGAAGTTCCAATACGATGAGTTCTTGCCTGGACCATTACATTATGAACAAATCCAGCCACTGAAAAAGTAATTCCAGGGTGTTCTAATGGTCCCCAGTGTCCCCGATCATTTGCAAGAAGTTGTTCTACAATCCATTCTCCACATTCTTGTGCAGTGGGTACTTTAACTTCATGAATGGGAATTTCAGAATAATCACCCTTTCCAGCCTGCCAAATAACTTGTTCTGGAATCGGATAACATTGAAGTTTAACAACTTTAAGTCTCTTATCAAGTTCAAGTAAATCTTTTGATTTAATGGGTTTCATTTGGTCTCCTTAATTTTCATCTTCATAAAATACTTCATCATAATCCTCAATATATGGTTTTATCTCTCCATAATCTAATTCCGGAATTTCATCGATTTCAAGTTCTTTTTTAAGAGATTGAGTTAGTAATTCTAGATTTTTTACAATTAATTTCAATCTTTCCTTGTTCATGTCATCTAGTGGATTTCATAATTAATTCTACATAAAAAAAGGGAGGATGTCAATCCTCCCTTGATTTAAGTCAAACGACTTGACTTTTTATTTTTACCATATTCAATTGTGCAAGTTGTAATTTTTTTTCTTTTTTTGCTTTATTTTTTAGATATTGAACGAAAGCGATTTTCATGAGTTAGCTCCTTTACTTATTAGGGTATTGGTGCGTTCCTTCAGTTTCCCTACTTCCGTTCGCTATTTGCAAATAGCGAATGAACGATTGTAAATTATTTATCAAATAATTTTGTATCTTTTGTTACCGTTCTATATAACTCAAAGTATGATTGATAGAATTCAACTTATCAATAATTATATCACAACCTATTTTTGGATTGCAATCTCCACAAGTATAAACGTCAACTGCTGCTTTTGATTCCTCCGGCCAAGTATGAATACTAATATGACTTTCAGAAAGTAAACAAATAACTGTGACTCCTTGAGGTTCAAATTTTTTTGATATTGTCTGCACTATCGTTGCACCTGAAGATATTGCTGCTTCTTCTAATAAACCAATAAGATATTTCTCATCATTCAAAAGAATCATACAGCAATCATAAAGATTTAAAAGATAGTGTTTTCCCATTATATGTCAACAGGACTTTCCTCCAGTTCTTTAAGAAGATTAGAAACAATTGTCTCCGTTCCTTCTGTTGTTTTAAGATAAAAAATATTTGACTTCATGTATTTTTTAATTTTCTTATACTTTTTTGTAAGAATATCTATCTCATCTAAATTAATTGTGATATTTGCATCTTTTCCTGTTCTATTTTCTTTAGGAACTCCACCAAATCCTGCACTCATCTTTTTTTCTTTCCTTCTGGTTTTTTATATCCCCATAGTTTTGAACTTACTTTTCCATATCCAAAATCAATTTTTTGTACTGATCCTGGACCATATCTATCATAGTAAAGATCAAAAAGATCTGATCTTCGATTACATCTACAAAGATCCATGTGAATTTCATTTTCCACTTTATACCAAATCAAATACGCATCTGTTGGAAATGATGAATCTTTTGCTTTATCAAATGTGGTTTTTTCCAATAATAATTCACAACGATATAAAGAGGGATTTAAAATATCTTGATCTTTTTTATTTTTTTCCATTTTTCCTTCTTTTGTAAGAGTACTCACGAACGTCCTCCCCAAACAATATCAGGATATGCTTCTTTTACATTTTCTAAAGTAATTTTATATTTACTTTGAAGTTGTTTATCCTTTACTAAACAAATTACTTCTGCTTCTTTTGGATGAAGACCTTCCAGAATATTAATAAACATCATTTCTCTGCGAATTGTGGAAAGACTATTATTACCTCCTTTCACAAAATGATATAAATTTTGATATTCTCTACGAAGAGAAGTACGTCCTCTACCTTGAAGATCTTGCTGTGTTGCAGATTCTCCACCTCCAGCTTCTCTAATTAAATTATCAGAAAGATTTCCTGAATAAACATTTTGATCTTTTAGATCACCATAAGGAACAGGACCCTCTGGAAGAAGTGAAATTACACTTTCATCAAAGTTCCATACAAAAATAACTTTTAAAGAATCATGTTCATATTGCTTTAGAACTTCAACTTTTTTTGCATTGGTTCTTTGTTTTGAAACTAATTCAAGAACTTCAAATACAAATGGATTTGGAGGAAGAGTTTCAACTGAAGATTCAGATGTCTTCCTTTTTGGTTTCGTTGTTGTCATTGTCATAAGTCAAAACCTGATTTAAATCAATTTAAGATATTTAGTCATCGTCATCATCGTCATCATCCATATCATTTTCAAATCTAATGGCCAAAATTTCATCTGGAATCAAATTACCATTGTCGTCAAACATTTCTGGATGAAAAGATGGGATATAACTTCTTTCATAAAAATGTTGTTTTATTAACCATCCTATTATTCCACCAACAAAAAAGAAAATTATAGAAACTAATGTGCCAATAGTAAGTGCTACTGCTAACATTTTTTTTCTCCAGAGAATTTATTTTTCCTGATATCAAAGTGAAATTCTATAAAAAAATGAAACTCTCTTTGAAAAAGAGAAATCATTTTACCAAACTTCACTTGAAAAGTTTTTGGTTTTGGTAATTCTCTTCTCCTATTTCTAAGCAATAACTCAATACCTCTATTAATATGAGGTTCTGAGTTATTTAGTTTTCTTTTTTCTCCTTCCTGGTCTTCTGTCATGACTGTATCTCCAAGCATCTTCCAATATATTATACAAATAATTTCTTATCTTTCTTGCATTTGGTTTTGAAATATGACCATACGCTTCACGAAGTTGCTTATGTTGATCGTCAATACCTCCCTTTAAGTAGTCATCTAAATCCGTAACAAGTTCACTGATGTTATTTGCAGTTCTACTCTGAATAAACTCTTCTATTTCAAATCGTTTTACATTTTTTATTTTTAAATAATCATAAAACTTCAAT